CTGGCTGTTCCTGTTTATCACTTTGGTTATAACGTTTTTGGCCGTCGATCACGTCCGCAAAGTCAATACCGAAAGGTTGATTCTGCGGATGAGAAGGTACAAGGTGTGGCTATGACCGATGGGATCATGAGGGGCACATTTTACGGGGCTCTCGGCTCGGCTATATTCTGCGCCATTGTCGGGGCAGCTTGGTACCTGTGTGCGTGGTTGAGAGGTGTGCTGTGACCGCAGAGACCCTGGAACGCATTGCCGAGTTGAAAGAACACATCTCTTGGGACGAAGAGGATTTGAGGGATGCGCAGCGCGGCATCAAAGACGCCTGCGCTGAAGTCAACCAACTGTGCCAGCGGATCGCCTCGCTCCAGCTAGAGGCCGTTCACAAACTGTCGCAACTTGCCGCGGATCGCGCCGAACTGGAAATGATGCTTCCGCTTGAAGTACTGACCATTACGGAAGCTCCTGAAGGGATGGCCAAGTGATGTACGAGATTGAAAAGAATGTGCCTGTGCCAAGAAAGCTCACAGGGCCAAAGGGCACATATCCGATTCTCGATATGGCGATAGGTGATTCGTTTGCCATCCCGTTCGAGCAGATCGAAGAAGCGCGCGCGATTCGTAATCGAGTGGGTCCAGTCATTTACTACGCGCAAAGAAACTCTACTCGTCGTTTCACTACGCGCCTCGACCCTGTCAAACGAGAACTCCGCGTGTGGCGCATTGAAGACAGGCCCCAAGCCGAAGAAGACGCGCTGACGGACCTGGTGGTGCGCCCATGAGCAAGCTCAACAAAGCAGGGATACGGCTGCTCGCAGATGACTTGGTGAAGCACGCCAAGCGGTATGACCAAAACGTGTTTGGCCGGGTTGACGAGTGCGGAACTGTGGCCTGCCTCGCGGGGTTCTGCGCGATACGTGAGGTGGGCACGCGGAGATTTACCGCGCTAGTGGAGGGCTGGAATAGACAAGACGAAGACGGTTTCTATTACTGTGTTCCGGCAGGGCTGAAGCAGTTGGGGCTTACTGGCTATCCAGCGATTTTCGGTGACATACCTTTGTGGCCGCAAGATCTCGAAGACTTGTATTGGAGCGGTCGCCCGTTCTCCGCACCCATCGCCGCCCTCTATGCCCTCCAACGTCTTCTTCCAGACGGCTCCATTGACAAGAACCCCAAAGCAGTCCATACCCGCCTGACCCAGCTAAAAGTCATGCTCGAAAAGCAGAAGAGAGCGGAGGCGAAGAAGTGAGCTGCCTTGAGAACTCCATGGTCATCGGCCCCTACTACCCCGAAAAGGTAGAACCCAGACATTGGGTCGGCTGTGAACTCTGTGGGGCAGAGATGAAAGAGCGGCACGACCGCAATGTCTGTGCCGACTGTAGAACTCTTTGTCTTATCTGCAACGACTGGATGGGAGCACAACCGGAAATGACCAATCACGAAGGACGAGTCCACATTTCCTGCGAGGCGGGCGACGTGATGGGCATTTACAACGAAGTGGTTTACGGGAGGGCTGCATGAAACGTAAAGGCTTGAAGAAGGCTGGCATAGACAAACTCGAAAAGATCATGCTGGCAAACCGCAAATATTACAACCAGAACGTTCGCTTTGGAGTTACGGGGGCGTGCGGCACCGAATGTTGCGGAGCTGGGTTCGCCTATCTGTTGGAAGTGGGGAAGCAGCAATTCGACAGCGAGGCTGGCCTTAAGGGTCGTTATGACCAATCAGACTTCGCCGATAGATGCTCTCGGGCTGGATGCGATCTGCTCGGAATTGATGACAGCGAGGCCGATATTTTCGAGTTCAGCCGCAGTTGGCCTACGGACCTCCGCGAAGGTTTTAATAAGTGCAAAACCCCCATGGCCCGCGTCCGCTTCTACATCAACATGCTCCGCACACGTGCCGATAAAGACGGCAAGTTGGAGACTTTATGAATGAGCTGGTAGTAGAGAAACGCGCGGAGCATGAAGACGATGATGCGTGTTTGCCGGAAGCTGCCGACCTGGTGAACTCCGATCTCGAAGAAGCTCGAATCGATCCCAAAGAATTTTGGAGGCACAATGCTGAGTCTCTATGAAATGGCCGAAGAGTGGCTGATTGTTTCGACCATGCTCGAACACAGCGAAGGCGAACTGACTCCAGAGATGGAACAGCGTCTTGACGATCTGATGGCGCAGGGGCCGGACAAGCTGGAAGCTGCAGCGATGGTGGTGCGCAACCTCGAAGCGTTTGAAGAGAACTGCAAAGCCGAGTCCCGTAGGTTGGCCGAGCGCGCGCAGTCGTTCTCAAACAACGCGAAACGCCTCAAGGAGCGCATGACCATGGCCCTTGATGGAGCGTTTCACGGCAAGATCAAAACTCCCATCTTTACCATCTGGACGCAGAAAGCGCCGGACACAGTAGCCGTCGATCTGCGCGAAGAATTCACTCTTGAAATGCTGCAACAGGACCACCCTTCCCTGGTACGCACAAAGCTCGAACTGGACAAGCAAGCGTGTAAGGCGATGGTCGAAAAAGGCGATGAATTGCCTGAGTCGATCTTTGTCGAGAAAACCGAAGGCAAGCGGTACACGCGGATCAAATGAAGTCCCGAACTCAATACTTTGCGGACCTGTATCTCTTGCTGAAGAGAAACGGTCTGTGTGTGAAGTGCAAGCGAAACGCACGCCCCGGACGAGTGTTCTGTTCGGCGTGTACTGCGAAAGCGAAAAGGAGAAAGAATGCCCATCAATTACAAAGCTCGCTCTGAAGGAGGAACCTTTACCGCGCTGCCTTCAGGAACCTATCTGGCTGTGTGCGACATCGTTGCCGAATTGGGAATCCAGCCTGGTTCTGGCCTTTATCCCTCCCCCAAAGCTCAGATTTATCTCCGGTTTGAAGTTCCCGATGAGCGCGTTGCGTTCACCAAAGACGGCAAAGACCTGGAAGGGCCGGCGGTCATTGGCAAGCCCTATACCGCGTCGATGAATGAGAAAGCGAACCTGCGCAAAGACCTGGAATCGTGGCGCGGCAAAGCGTTCACCGATGAAGAGGCTGAGAGCTTCGATATTGCCTCCGTGTTGGGCAAGGGCTGCATGTTGAGTGTCACGGAAGCGCAGAGGAACGGCAAGACTTACACAAACATCACCGGCATTGGAAAGCTGGTCAAAGGCGCGACTTGCCCGAAAGCTGAGAACGGCCCGTTCCTCTATTCGAGCGATACCACGGACAGCTACCACAGTCTCCCGAAGTGGCTTCGCGACAAGATCGATACCCAGATGACGCCGAAACAGGCCACGGCCCAGCACAAGCAATTAACTGAAATCGAGGATGACGACATTCCTTTTTAGCCACCCACTCAGGCTTGGATGTAAGCGGTCCTGAGTGGGATTTTTTGGATGCTATAAACGTGGCCCCGTAGACACACTCCCCGCTTGGGCAAGGAATGAAGATGAGCAGTTTGGACCCAAAAAACGCTAACAGCACGTGTATGGGCAGCAGGGCTAATCAGACGGTCCCCCTATGTCCTTGCTACCTGACTGTCAGTTGCCCGGCTTGCGGAGCCTCTAAGGGGGGATTCTGCCGCAGGAAAGATGGTTCTAGGAATGTCCGCATTCATCAAGATCGCCAACACAAATACGCGCGCCTGAAAACAGGAGGCCTATGAGGGTGAACGGGGGGCGTGCCGTAGTTACCAAAGTTTAGTGGACAATATTATCCACAAGCGTATTGTTGGAGCATCGTGTCAGTGACCTTTACGAAGCTCTTTTCCAGCATAACCTCGTCCACTGTGTGGCTTGAGGATAGCGATACCCGCGTTGTTTGGATCACCATGCTCGCCATGGCCGATAGACGCGGCAGAGTCTTTGCCAGCATCCCCGGGCTGGCCAAGGACGCCGTGGTCTCAGTCGATTCGTGCCGTAAGGCTATCAAAACGTTTCTTTCCCCAGACAGCGATAGCCGCACTAAGGTTGCCGGTGGCCGAAGGATAGAAGAGATCGACGGCGGATGGAGGCTGATAAATCACTCTAAGTACCGTGCAATCAGGGATGAAGAAGAAAGACGAGCCTACAAGACAGAGAAGCAGAGAGAGTATCGCTCTGTGGACAATGTGGACTCAGGTGGACAACGTGGACCGCGGAAGACCGTTGTGGACGCTGGTGGACATAATGCAGAGGCAGAGGCAGAGGCAGAAGTACAAAACCCTTCTCGCGGCAAGCGCGAGATGAAGAAGGAATTAAAACCTTCTCGCAATCCGAACCTTCCGGTTGAAGTGTTTGCTTTGCCGGAATGGGTTCCTCGCCGAGCCTGGGACGCGTGGATGGAAGTGCGAAAGAAGAAGCGAGCCGCCAATACGGTACATGCCTTGGAATTGGCAATTCGAGCCTTGGAGAAATTGAAAGCTCAGGGGGCAAACGTTCAAGCCGTCATCGAGCAATCCGTCATGCGGGGTTACACGGGGCTTTTCGAGATCGCGGTGAGCAGGGGAGGACAGAATGGACCACGGAACGGCAAGAACTACAGCGAACTCTACCGTGAGCTTGGACTCGAAGATCAGGGAGATCAAGCGGGCGTTGACGAACATGGGAATCTTCCGGCAGGCGTCGATTGACCCGCAAACAATCAAGCTCTACGCGGCCAAGCTGGTGAACTTCGATCTCGGAGATTTGCAGGATGCCTGCAAGCGCATCGAAGACCTGCCTCGCGGTGAAGGTGAAACAGCTTTTCCAGAAATCGGAGCGGTGCGGAGCATGGTTGAAATCTGCCGCAACGCTCGCCTCAACCGCGTGGAAGCGGAGATGCACAAAGCCCTGGTTCGGTGGCGCTGCCCAGACTGCAGCCTGAGGATGTCTGGCTGGGTAGCACGGGGCGACACCCGCGAGAGGCGGTGCAAGTCCACCTACGGACCCTGGACGCCGTGGAACCCCCCCGCTGTGCCGGCAAAGAGGACTTTCCTGCCGGAAGGACAGATTTGCGGGGCACTGATGATCGTGATCCACGACGAAGGCCAATTTTAACCAGTAACGGGAAAGGAAGACAGCGTGAGCTTGGCGTTTCCGAAGCCGAAAGACATGCCCAAAGTCAGCATGGCGTTCAAGACCATGGATGACGGCAGAGAGATTTGCTTCACGTTCGGCATGGTCAAGGAGAGCTTCAAGGGCAGGAAGGAGTACCGGAGGCGCACCGAAGCGATGTGGGAGCGGCAGAGGGGCGTGTGCTGCTTGCACGGGCATATTCCTGAGTGTCCGGGACCCTTACTTTTATCCGAAGCCACCTTCGAGCATGAAAAAGGAAGAACAGCAGGAAAGAGGGACGACCGGATTGAAGTTGATGGGCAGTGGATCAACGGTGCCGCTCACTTAATTTGCAATCAGTTGAAAGGTTCAAGGTTTATCGACTACAACGCGGCACACAAAAGCGTGACAGCGTGCGATTGAAGACCATCCTTTACGCCATGCTGTTTGACGCGCTCTTAGTTGGCTCAGTGGTAGTGGCGTATCGGTTTCTGGTGCGGAGGTAAGACGTGAAAGAGCGGCAGAAAATCCCGAAGGCTCTCAGCAAAGGTGAGGCTGCGTTTGCTCTTCACTGCCGCGCTGAAAACTTAATCCCCGAGACGGAGTTTTGCTTTCATCCTGTGCGCAAATGGAGATTCGATTTTGCATGGCCGGAACAGAAGATCGCTGTCGAGGTGGAGGGATTGTCCAACACGTTCAGCCGCCACTCAACGATCAGCGGCTATCGGGAAGACTGCCACAAATACAACGCCGCAGTGTCTTTGGGCTGGAAAGTGCTGCGCTACACAACCGACATGGTACTGAGCGGCGAGGCTATCGACGGTGTTCTGGAAGTGCTGAAACAGGAGAGCAAATGCCAATCTTGAACTACACGACGGAGGTTCCGGCTGACAAGTCAGTGGGCCAAATCGTTGCCTTATTGTCGCGCAAGCAGGCGCAAAGTATCACGCAGGAATTTCTCGAAGATGGAAGAGTGAAGGCCATCAGTTTTTCGATGAAGGTGGGAGTTGGATTCGTCTCTTTTCAGCTTCCAGCAAACATTGAAGGGGTTCACGGCATTCTCCAGAAGGAAGCGCCGTACAACAATTATCGGCAGTGCAGCCGCGATGCCTATTTTGCGAAGTTGCGCAGCCAAGCGGAGAGGATCGCATGGCGCATCGTGAAGGATTGGGTAGAGGCCCAGATGGCGATGATCGAATCTGGGCAGGCGGAGGCCGCTCAAGTCTTTCTGCCTTACGCGCGCCAGCACGACGGGCGCACAGTGTACGAGTTGTTCATCGAGAGTCACCAGCGGCAACTTGGCAGCGGAGAGAGCCATTGAGGCCCCCCAAGTTGATTCACATTTACTCGGACGACACCGAATTGGCTAAAGACTGGGCGTTCGTTATGCGCATAAGAAATCACTGCAAGACAGCCGTATTTCCGGTAAGCATGTGGCTGAAGAACGGCAAACATTGCCCTGATGCGCGACTGCTGCTCGAAACAGAATCAGCAACCATAACGGGAGAACATTTCATGATGCCAATGGGGTTTTTGCTTGGGCGGAGGGAACAGATTATGGAAGCTGTGATGACCGCGGCAGTAAGACGTAGAGGGCCGAGAAAGAAGGTTATATGAAAGAGTTGCAATCGTTCCCGCTCAACACAGCTTTTCTGTGTCAGGACTGCGATCACGTAGGCAACTCAGAAAGAACTTGTCCTACCTGCGGATCGTCAGCGTTGATGAGTTTGGCCCCCGTGCTGAATAGGGTCACACAATCGCAGGCAGAGTTCAATTTTCGGTCCGTGAGGGCCAGTTAACAGGTGCGTGAAGGAGGACAGGGGAAATGAAGCTGAGTGAAGCAATGTTATTGGGCGATTCGTTGCGGAGACGTACCAATGAAATTTACTTACAACAGGACCCCGAGCATGAAGGCGAGTGGTGTGGTTGTGCTGTCGGCGGAGCATTGCTGGCGCTAGGTAGAGGTAGGGCGAGGCTAGGAAAGCCGGAAAACAACGTAGATGCTAAGTATTCCATTTGGCCGTGGCTGGTAGAACCTGATCTAGCTAATTACGGTCGCCCATTCGAAGGCTCGGTGGAGCACGCGGAGAATGTCGCCTCATTTGAAAACGTGATGCAGGGCAAGAACTCCTTCGAGCAGCTAGTCGATTACGTCCGCTCCATCGAGCCTGACTGTGGGGAGTGCAATCAATTTCAATGCACCTGCCAGAAACAGGAAGTTGCTCAAGAACAGATCGCAGTTACGGTCTAGGCGTCCCATTCCGGGGCGGGGAAGGAAGCAGGGTGAGCGAACTGATTTCAATTCGGCTTGAGCCAAAGGTTCTCGTGCGTGTATTCCCTCGCGTCACGAAGGCCACGCCACAAGACGAGCTAGCTTATTTTGGGCCGCCGCCGCTTCTTTTTCCTGTGCACGCCGATGAAGTTCACGTTGACTGCACATTCACCGCCGACAAGCCCAAAGCTGAATTCTTGGCCGAGCAGTGGCACGCCACGGGGTTGCCGGTCACGGTTGGAGGAGTAGCCTACGGCGATCCGGGCCGTGAATTTGTCGTCGGGCGATATGTCAAGGAGGGCTACACCTTCACGTCCCGTGGATGCCCGCGCAGGTGTTGGTTCTGCTCTGTATGGAAGCGTGATCCAGTGCCGAGGATATTACCTATTAAGGCTGGGTGGAACATCCTAGACGACAACCTGTTGGCGTGCCCAGAAGACCATGTGCGGGCAGTTTTCTCCATGCTGAGACAGCAGGGCAGGCAGATTGAATTCACTGGAGGCTTGGAGGCCCTTTCGCTTCAGGACTATCAGGTTGGGTTACTGGCAGACCTGAAGCCACGCCCAAACTGCTTTTTCGCTTACGATCCCGGCGATGCTTTCGAGACATTGGAGAGTGCCGCGCGCCGCATGATCGAAGCTGGGTTCACTGCGCGATCGCATCGGCTTAGAGTTTACGTTCTCATCGGCTATCCGAAGGACACATTCAGTGAGGCGGAGAAGCGCCTCAATTCCATGCTTGACATCGGATTCACGCCCCACGCAATGCTTTGGCAGCCCGAAACGGAGAGCGCGGAGAAACACAGGCCAGCCCCAGAGTGGCGCAAGTTCCAAAGACGCTGGGCTAGGCCAACAATCATTCACGCAACACGCCACGGATCGGGCCAGTAACCGGCGGCGCTGAGGAGGGGTGAGCAGAATGGAACGTTCGGAATGGGAGACGCCAGTGGAGTTCTTCGCCAAAGTGGATGCTGAATTTCATTTCACGCTGGACGCCTGCGCGCTCTCACACAACGCCAAATGTGTTGACTACATCGACCCATCGCAAGATGCTCTATCGCGGCGGTGGCTTGGCACCGTGTGGATGAATCCTCCGTATGGGAAAACCATTGGCGCGTGGCTGCGCAAAGCGATGGACGAAGCAAGCCGTGGGGCAACGGTAGTGGCCCTGGTGCCGACGCGAACCAATCCTCCCTGGTGGCATGACTATGCGCTCAAGGCTCACGAGATCCGATTCATAAAGAGCAAACTCGCCTTCAATTTACCCAAAGCTGAAGGGGACGACCTGAAGCGATTCCTCGGGGTTCCATTTACAGGACACGCTCTTTTGGTGTTCAGGCCAGGGGAACTATGTGGCCCGACAGTTTCAACGTGGTATCAGAAATGAATTTCGCACCCCCGGAGGTCCAGCCATGAGCAAGACAGCAAATCAAGGAGAACCAATGAAAGAGCTGAGCGAGGAACTGAAGAACATAGCGTGGGGAGCTTACAGGTCTGCCCCGGGTCGTGTACCTTCCGTTGAAGCCGCCTGTCTAGCGGTGGGCAACGCAATGGTAGAGCAGGACCGCGAAGAGGGCTCTCTCAGCGAGTCGCAGTGGGCTGAAGTGGAGAAGGCGATGTATGCGCAGGGCAACACATCGGGTGGCTGGCCGCAATATATTGCTGGCGTCCGTGCTCGCCTGCTGCCACCGAAGACGCCGCCAACGCTGGAGGAACGGGTGACTACAGTGAGTCTCGGCGACGGCATCTGGTTTGCGGATCAGTGACGACGATGGGACTTGCCCTCTCTGAAACGTATGCACGCGACCCTCATTTCTATTCCGGGACGATGTGTGTCAACTGCCACGCTCACTTTCCATTAAGCGAATTCAAGTGGGAAGACGGCGAACCAATGGATCCAGCAATGCAGAAGAACTAGCCTAGCGCACCGTCCCATTACGCGCGTATGGCGCTAACCGGGCAGGCGGCAGAGACGTGGCGGGAAGGGGGGAAACAGATGCGGTTTTCGTTTGATAGCGGAGTCGATCTGGGCAAGAAATTGCCTGATTTTGCTGAGTTGGTTGTCAAGAACGAGCCGATGCTATTCAATTGTTCCGTCGAAGCATCCCGCTCCCTTGGCGGCCCCATTACGAACGCGTTCCTCGATGCTTTGGGCGTTTGGGGAACTGAAGGCGTGGTGGACACGCGTGTTCACATGCTGATGCCAGGTTGGTATTCGTGCATTCCCGGCTGGCACCACGATGATGTACCACGATCCCGAGAAGACGGACAACCGAACTATGTAACTCCAGAGTACCGAGCGGAGCACGTGATGTGTCTGATTAACGGCGATATTTGCCCTACGCAGTTTGCCGTGGGGCGCTGTGAAATGCCAGAGGTTGCGCTGGGAGGCACCGTTTACGGAGTTTGGAACGACGAAGTAGAAATACAAATCAAGAAAAGAAACCTAGCGCGCTTCACTGCCCCATCAAATCAGCTTGTATTTTTCAATTCAGAAAGTTTCCATCGCGGGACAATGGCTGTGCGCAGCGGATGGCGGTGGTTTGGGCGATTGACTACTGGCACGGGACGCAAGGCGACAAATGAGCTGCGCAAACAGGTGCAGGTATACCTGCCTCAACCGACACAGGGATGGTAACGGCCTGACGCACGTGTGGCGCTAACCGGCAGCGGAGTTGCTGCGGAGGAAATGACATGCACGGAACTGGATACAACGAAGCACAGAGAAATCAAGATGACAATAGGGCGTGTCCTGCGCCGAACCCGAGTGGTGCCTACTACGGCGAGAGCCCTGTAACCACAAAGGAAGCCGGTTTGCGGGACCTTCTGTATCAACGTATCAATCGAGCGCAGAACGATACGGAAAAGCTCGCCAAGGCTATCCGCATCCTCAAAGCTCATCCTGAGTTTGAAGACCTGCTCTGGCTGATTCGGAGCGGACTGGTTTAGGTTCTGCCGCAAGGCAGATAGTGCAGCGGGTAGTAGCGTATTCCGAGGCGGTCCATGTGTCCGCAGATTATACGGAGCGCTCCTATTAAACCAGCCAAATAAGCGGCCCGCTGCACGAGAGATTCAGAAGGAGAGACGATGGCAGAAATAACCGAAACGAAACGTTGCTGCTCTTCATGTGATGCGAGGAAACTATGCCACATTTGTAAGACGCAAACACTCTACGCCTGCTCGGATTGTCGCATCGATTTGGGCGTTACCGTCTATGTGTGCAATCGTGCGTCGTGCCAAGATGCGCATGAGCAGAAATGTGGCCACTCTCTACGCGAAAAGTACGCGCGGCTGTCCGAACTGAAGGACACGCTGGTGGAGGCGCTGAACGGCATGAACGATCTATTCCGCGAAGCGGAGGGCCAGAGTGTTTTTGTGATTCGCAAACTTGGCGGCGGAATCACGAATGGAGATCAGGACAGGATCGACGCGGTAATCACAAAGTTGGATGCCGCCCTTTCCGCCGCTGCGCTCTTTGAGCAGGAGAAGGGCACTAAATGAACTGGCGCTACATGTGGATGGACCAAAAGGCGTTCTGGTGGGGATTCTTTCACCCGTGGGCTACGAAGTTGGAACGCAGGAGACACGCCGAGAAGTTGGCTGCTCGATATTTTGAGCAGGAGAGGGGGAGGGGATGACGGATATAAATGAAGCGGCGATAGCGATCATGATTGCGATGGGCGTCTGCACCGTTTTCCTGATACTTTGCGCCGGAGAAATTCGCATTGTTGCTGCGTCGCATCGCCGCCGCACTGGAGAAGCGCCAATGAGCAAGGAAATGACTGAGATACCGGAACGCTGGCAGGATGTTTATCGCCGCGCCGCTAGCTTGATAGAAGAGCATGACAATCATCCAGTTGATTTGGAGAAGCATCCACTAGTGGGCGCATCTCTTGCGACGGCTGGAATTGTCAAGATACTAGTTCGAGACGTGGCCCGCTTGGAGCAGGACCTCAGCGCAGCGAAGGCGGAGATTGTGCGGACGAAGAAAGACCGCGACGATGCGATAAAAAGGTTGTACCTGCGCGAAAGTGAGAATTGGAAGCGGGTATGCGCTTCGGATGTGTATCAGGACCTTAAACACGGGGCCTACCGAGACATCATGGGGCTGCTCTCTGATGGCGAGATAAGTATTGGCAAAGCAGCCGAGGCCATCGCCGAACGGTGTGGAGGGATAGAGCCATTTTTACCCGACTGGAATCCGCCAGAACAGGACGCAGATTTATCTTGGCGCGAAAGACACGACAAATCCGTCGCCCGCCTCACAGCCCAGGTAGACGCGCTCAAAGCGCCGTGGATAAGCGTGAAAGATAGGTTGCCGGAAGTCGGTGCGCTTGTGATCGTAGGCAATGCGGAGTGGCCGCGAACGTGTCTCGGTAGTTACAAAGGCGAGGACGGCTGGCGCGGCTATCTCGACGAGACAGAAGAGTTGCCGGTCGGCGATCCAACGCACTGGCAACCGCTTCCAGAACCACCGGCCCGTCTCGCAGCCGCGCAGGGAGGCGAGAATGGACGAGAATGAGCAGTTCGTGCGCGAGCACTGGGATGAGGTTAAGCTATGCGGGCCAAGCGGAGATGGGTGCCATTTAGAGTTAGGTCCGCAGCGCTTTCATATTTACGGGAATATGGTTTGCAACGCATGGATCAACGCGGCTCAATTCACGCGGGAGAGACAACGGCGAGGTGAGATGTGAAAAAGGGAACGAAGATGCGCACGGTACTCGTCTACTGCCTGTGGGTGGACACGGACGGGGTGACGCCGGTCAATATGCACGGAGAAGTGGCAACGTCCAAGCGCCAGCATTGCTATTCTTGGGAGCCTCAACGGCGCGGGCCGAAATGGCTAAAAGCCAACGCCGAGCAATGGAAACCGCTCCCCACGCAGCAGCGCTCCAAGCAACCGAGAAAGGAGAGTAATCAATCATGGATATAGGCGAACCACAACGAGTGATTTATGTCGATCCTGTAGAGCTTCCTGAGCCTCTACGCCCAGAGCCAGAACGAGTGGAGCAACCAGAGCCAGAAAAGGAGCCAGTGCATAATGGCATTTTTCGGAAATAAAACTATCGCTGAGATGGATAAAGAGTACATGAGGCAACTGTTGAGCAACGCCTCTCTAGCGCAGGGCGTGAGTGGCTTCTTGGGCTCATGGCCTTCTGAAGAAAGCGTGCTACAGGCGCAACAGCTAGCAGAGCTAAAGCAAAAGTCAATCGATGCTCTGGGCGCAAAGATAGCTCAACTAAAGGACTCAGAAGCAATCAAAATGACTGCTCCGATTCCCGACTACATGGGCACTATCACGGCGTGGCGCGGCTGGCAGATTAGGAATGGAAAACTGGCCCCGATAGGCACGAGCGGAATATGGGAGCCCAAGAAAGCCAACCGCGCTGTCTGCACGAAATTAGAAACCGGCGCTAACCACGATGCCCCGTCAAAGAAATGCACCTGCGGATACTGGACTTTCCGCACCATGGAAACGCTTCAAGAAGCATTGGCTGGCTATGCCCAAAAGGTTCAGGTAATCGGCACCGTCGATATATGGGGCAAGGTTATCGAATGCACAAACGGATTCCGCGCTGAATACGCCTACCCAAAAGAACTCTGGTTGCTCGATGACGAACTGGAGCATCTGTCATGGACGTACGGCGTGCCCATCAGAAAGCTCTAGCATCCAACCCCCTAAAGGAGCATCATGATCCCCTCAACAGCATTGCTTGACGAAAATATCCATCTTGAGCCGTTCACTTCGCAGTGGTCGGCCAGCATCTCACCCTGCGCCCCCTTGAGCTACAGCATCGTGACCGATCCGTTGAGCAAGTCTCTTTTGCTCTGCGCCTCTGGCACGACCGATCCCAAACAGGCCCAATTCCCCGGCGTCCTCTTCTGCCCTGGAGTCAATGGGAAATCCATTCCAAGGCCCATGCTGCCCAACACCGGAAATGTAGCCTTGGGATACAAGTTCGCCATTTCCTCAGCCCTTCTTCCGAACCTGCACGTCTGGGAAACCGACTCCCTCTTTCTCAAAGGTGGTTTGAAGCTCAACGGCTCCTTGCAGCGGCACAATCTGACAGGGCAGATTGACATAGGCAACTGGACTAACACTCAGTACATGGCTGGAGCTATCGAGCCAGATGCAGAGCATGACGTAACGGTTCAATATGCCATCACGCCAAGCGCCCTCAGTGTGGTCTCTTACACCTGTGATGGGGTAACAGGCACCAATGCAGCAATGAGCGCGCCACAAGCCGCTACAGCCTCAAACTGGCTATCTGTGGTTGAAGGTTCAGATGGAGCGGTGAACACTCAGTTCCAGATAGGGCTTTTGCCGCCTGGACTGCCGGTTGTGGTTCGACTGTGGGATGTTTTCTTGGCCTACTGGTAGGGAATATCCGGTGGCGTTCTAGCGCGTCCAGTGCCCCAATCCAAGCAGGATCGAGAGCGCCCAGAAAGCCATACCGAGCCATCCAAGGTTAATCCGTGGCGGAGTGGGAACGTTGAGTGACGCCAGAACCAGACACACGAATGCAAAGACCATCAAAATCAAAGTAAGCATGGAGCCTCCAACCTATTCAGATGCAGAAACGGCCCACCCGAAGGTGAGCCGTCTGCGCGGGGGTTAGGCTGCTTTCAGCGTCTCGGGGAAGCCGCCCGAAGCGACTGCATCGTTCCACGCCTTTTTGTACTGCACGTCGGCTGCATGGAAGCGGCTGAGTTTGATCCCCGGCACAAGCGCGTGGACTTTCTGCACCGTGTCCGCAGCTACAGCAGCTTGGTGCATTCCCTGCTCTTCTGCGCCCACCGTACCTTGAGGAGCAGCAGGAGCCGGCGAGTTGGCCGTCAAGACTCCAATGACCGTCTCGATGCCCGCCAGAATGATGTTGGTCAATGCTTCGACAGTCGGAGGCAAGGGCAAAGAGGCAAAGACAGTCTGGAAATCGCCGATCAATTCCAAGACGTTTTGAGCCGTTGTGCCGCTCTGCCAGTTCTGGACGGCGGTAAGGGCCGCGTCATAGGCAGCGATGGCGGCTTGGGCCTCTGTGGTTCCAGCAATGCCCGCAAAAGTTAAGAGGCTCTTCAGGGTCGGTTCAATCGCGGCCATCAAAGCGGCGACAGTCTTATTGGCGTTCTGACACATGAGAAGGTTCCTTTCCAGATTCAGGTCCAGAGGTGATGGTGGCGGTTACGTGGTCAGCCGCGGCGGTACGGAGCCCTTGCCCCGTCAGCAATCCAATTCCGGCGCCGATGACCCCGGTAGCGGCATCGTTCGACACGCCATAATGTTTGCAGCTCATGTCGAAGGCCATGCCGAGAATAATGACAATGATGGCAACCCAAGGCTGGTTTAGAGCGTTAAGCGCGGCTATGAATTTCATCGCCTCACCTTGCAGACTGCCCATTCGGAGCGGCGAAGAAATCTCTTCTTCAAACAGATCCCAGGTCCAGGGGGGATCGGCTGATATGTGAAGTGAAACCAGCAAGGATCGGGACCGCCTTCGAGCGCCACAGTCACGTCGTGAACCTTTTGCTCGGGTGTCCGGGAGCAAGGACGGGAGAGAAGGGCGAGCAGAACAACGTGCGCGATCATACCGACCCCCATAGCGCCTGTTCAGCCTCGCGGCGCGCGAGCAATCCCTGATTTGGCAAACCGTTCACAATATCCCAGTGCTTGAACTGAAGCCCCGCCCCGGCATAGTCTCCCGAATTGAGCAATCTAAGCAAAGTTGAAGACTTGAGCCTGCCTGCACCCAGATTGAACGTGAAGTCCACCAGCGCGTCGTACTGGCCTTGGGTCAAGGGAACATTGACCAGCGAATCGATTTCTTTACAAACAGCCTGAAGGTCGTTGTCCAAAGCACTATCTGCCTGTGCCAAGGTCCAGGTCATGCCTTCTTTCACGTCCGGGCCGTGATGACCGTAGCCAATCGACCACCCATCCACGTCCCAGTAAGCTTTTGCTGAGAATCCTTCGCTGCGCTCAATCAAAGCAGTGCAGGAGGGAGACGGGAGAAGAGTCAGGTTAGCTGCGTTCGGCATCGGCTTTGCCTTTCTCGTAGGCAGCCTTGCCGTGACGTAAGAGGTCTTCGTGCGTGTAGAAGGGAGTCTTCCAGTCAGCGGCGGTAGTCGGTTGCGGTGGACAGGGTTGTTGCCCTTGACCCCCGCAGGGAAATGGATTGCCGGGAGTTCCCGGAGGGTTCGGATTACTTGGCATGGCTCACCTCAAAATCGGCTGGCGTCGAGAGGCTGCACCTTGGCCGTGGTCGGGTCGAAGTTCCCCGACATCTTTTGCAGGTCTTCACTCGTCAGCGGATGCGCTCTGAGATAATCTTGCCACAGAATCCGCAGCACCGGAGATATTTCATGGTAGGCCCAGCCGGTAAGGGAGAGCAGAGCTGCGGCCGCGGCAGTGAATACCTTCCATCCCCACGACCGGACGATCTGCCAATAGCGCGAGTGTCTCTGCTGGCGGTCTTTGAGCAGGGTGATGAACGTCTCGACGGTTTCGAGTTTGCTGGTGGCTTCCCGCTGCTCTGCTGAAAGACGGGCATACCGCTTTTCATCCTCGGCGCGCGCTACCTCAAGGTATCCAGGCGGACCACCGGAGCCGTTTGACCACAACGACACACGCCACCTGTCCATCTTCTCTATGGAGTCCTTGAAGGGCTTGATATGGCTGGCAACTTCCTCCACGATCATTCTCCGTATGTTTTGATGCTCGTCCCCCACCAAGGCCCCCGCAAAGAAGATGTTTCAATCGACTACCGAACGCGAACGATACGCCCCACGACTTGTACCGGAACCGCCATTGAAGCAAGCTGCTGGCTTGGCGTAGGAGCATTCAACAACGCTGGCTTTTCCAGGCTAGCCGACTGCGCGGCATTGCCCGCAGGGATGCCGGGAGCCAACGGTACTTGCGGGCTGGTCACAGGCGCGCTAGGCGCGGAAGGCGGAGAGTTCTCCGCATTCCAAACTGTAGTCACGACAGCGCAGACGGTCTCGCCAGTGGTATTGTCCTGAGTAAAAGTCAGGGCAGCCACGGGCGCGCCGGGGTTCAGTTGCTTGTAATTCGCGCTGGTCGCTGGATCGCAGGTCGTGCCGGAAATGGTTTCAACGCTGAGGATGTAGCTGCATGGAAATTGCCCCGCAGCCGTCCCGCAGCCGGCAAAGGCTGGCGTGCTGGAGGGCGCTGTCCAGGTCCAGACTGTGTTATAGCCTTTGGTTGGTGTCGGAGCTTGCGCACAGCCAGCGGTTGCCAGTGTGATAAAAGCGAGTGCTGCGAAAATCCTTTTCATGGTCTTTCCTTTCAATTGAAAGATGCTCCAGATATGGTGGCCCCGCTGTAACTGCTGCTTGTCAATCCGCTATAGCAGGTGCTTGCATTAAAACCTAACATGCTCCCGGTTCCGTCCGGCACTCCGGCCATTGAATTTAAGTAACAATCCTGCGCCGGGATCGAAGTCACATGCGAGGCCCAGGCTGTCACCAAACTTCCGCTCGTACACTGACCTGAAGACGTTGCGATTGCTCCTGGATAAGTTCCTCCAGAGCATGTCCCAATATTCCCTGAAGACACATCCGGCCCCACTGGAGGCCACGCCTTGCCCGAAGTCCACCACGACGGGGTTGAGTTGTAGTAAAGCGAGGCGGGAAGAGTCTGGGCGAGACCGGAAAAATAGGTCGAAGTGAAATTTGCATTCACAAACGCCACTGCCGCCGGGGATGCTTCGGTCGCATTCCATTGCGTTGCTGCATTGACCGTGTCGTAGTTGCCCCAGCGCATCAGCGTAGGTCTGACGACAGAATCGCATCCCGGCGTCCCGCAGGTTCCTGAGGTCGTTTCGCCAGCTCCAGACCAGCCCAGCGAATAAATGCTGACTGACGCCTTGGTCTGATTTGTCCCGCCAGAGGAAGACGTTGCGTAGGACTCGTAAGTGGTGTGGTATCCGGTTTGTCCTAAGACGTTCCCAATCAGATTGTGGACGCGCGAGAAACTTCGATCAATGAATGGAGACGTGTTGTAGATCGGCCCGCTCGATTGATGCTGCCAGCCCGGAGCGAGATTTCTAAAGAACGTTTCGGTGTTCGACGATCCCCATGTATCGTCCGTCGCCACGTTGAGAATAAAGTTGCCTTCGTACAGGTCCATATCGTTTCCGGCGTTGTGCGAAGCGTAGGACGATTGAAGGTAATTGGAGTTCGTGTAAACTCCGCCGATCATCAGGTTGTAATCGACCACCGTTCCTGAAGTGTTGCCAGTGATTAAAGGACTTGTTAGCTGCTGGAAGATGTTGTTCTCTACCAGCTCGGCTGAGGTCTGTTCTGGCTCATAACCGTAACTTTCGGTCGAATGACCCTGCGACTGGAAGAAATAGCTGTCACGGATGACCGTGCCGAAAGAGAGATTGGTCTGCACATGCGCGCGTTCAGCGTCGTAGGACGACACGTCTTTAACCCAACAGTCGAAACAACCGGCTACCGAGATGTTGAACAAATTGATCGCCGAGCCATCGAGATAGACATTCTCCAATCCCTCGTCTTGAGTCTGCCCGACCCACCACGCGCCCGGAGACCGTCCCGACTGAATGTTATTGAAGTAGACTCCAGGCGAAATTCCCACCGTGTACGGTCCTGTGCCCGACCCGCTGATTGAGGTCACTGTCGCGAGTTGTTTCTGCGAATAGGTGTAGGTAATGCCGCTTAAAGCGATGCGGCGTCCGTCGAAGTTTGAAGGCCCTCCGTCGTTCAACGTGCAAGCTCCTCCGCCCGCATCGGAGGATGTGGACGAGTCGCACATATAAACTCCGCCATTGTCCGCCAGGTCGTTGGCTTGGTCGAGGATGATGATCGTTCCTACTGCAAGACCGTTTGATGTTGGAGTTCCGCCGCAGGTGTTGAGCGTGATCGACGTTGTGCCTTGGGAATAACCCGCTGTCCACAAACATTGATGAGTCCCGCTCGGAGGAAGAACAGGGGAACTGCCAGCATAGTAAACCGAGCCGTTCATGCAAATGCCTGCTGAGAGTCCGGTGCATCCTGCCGAAGTTTGAATCAACAAGCACGTGCTTCCCGCAGCGCAGGTGTTCCCCGGCGCGCTCGAACCTGCTCCCCGAAGAACCATCTTCCCTTGCGTCGGGAAAGTAATGCCGTTCACGTACCACGTTCCGGCTGGCAAACTGACTACATTGTGCGTAGCGTCACAGGAAACCAGAGCAGTATGGATTGAAGTCGCGTTTGCAGCGGCATTTCCCGAGCCGGTTAAGAGACTGGGCTGTGTCGCACACGGGACTGTATACGCAGGAATAGAAAACCCCGCACTGGTCCAGTCCACCGCCCTTGAAGGGTCGAGGAACGTTGACCAGTTCTGCGCATAGGCTGGCAGCGCAAACAGAAAAAGGATGAGACTAATTCGGCGCAAATGCCCCCCATGATCCGTAAGGGTCCCAGACCAGTCCGCTGTACCAAATCGGATTTGTGAAAGAACACGATGACCACTTGCCGATGGTCACGGTCTGCGCAGAAGCGGGCGACCAGAAGGTGACTCCGGTTGCAACGGCTGAATGTGCCCCTTGTGACATCGTGACCGCAGTTCCGCTAACGGCGGTGATGTAAGTACCGGGTTCAATTGATCCATCTGTGCTGCCGATAGGATCGCCGATGGCCGGTGTCCCGCTTGAGGGAACCACAATAGTCAAAGCTGTTGATCCTGCTGACGCGGTGCCGTTCGTCGCGGCGACCAGCGTTGTCGGCTTGGCTACAAAATTGACCGTTCCACTGACAATCGCTGTTGTGTTCTGCGAGAGCGTGATGGTGCAGGTGCTTGAGCAGGTGCCGGAGATCGCTTCAACTGCCGTCAGGTAAGCAATTCCGGTTGTCGGATAAACAACGTTCCCGACTGCCGGGGTTCCCGTGGCGCTGGTGATGGTCAAAGAGGTTGAGCCGGAAGTTGCTGTACCAGTTCCACTGCCGCTGAATGTCGGGGTAGCGCAGAATGTCTGGCTAGTCGAAGAACACAGCACATCGTAGTTTGTCGAACCGACTTGCGACCAAGTCGAACCGGACTTTGAATAAACGATGATCTGGTGGTACCTCTCGTTCACGCTGGCTAAATGAGCTTGCAGCCAATAGTCAGTGTCGAGAGACAGACCGGTAAGAAGAGGCCCGGTCCCACTGTTGGCGTCTTCCATGTAGACCTGAAGATGGTTTGTCGTATCGTAATGAGCTTGTTCCGTCAAGGTTCCGGTAGTCGCGCCCGATCCCAATTGGGTCATGTCGCAGACGGTGGTGTTGGTTACGCCTGAAGACCCGGCACGGAAGAAATAGCTTAGCCACGCACTTTGACCTTGATTACCGGAACGGTCGGAAAAGCTGAAGTCTGACGCTCCCCCCGAACCAAGAGTCCCGGAAAAGAAAATGCTTCCTCCGGCATCTCCAAAGGTATGCGGAAACCCTTGCGCGATGATTCGCCCCGTGCCGGTGGGGTTGACTGAAGTGTCCCAGGTAGGCCCTGTACCGAGATTTGTCCATGGGGCGGCGGTCGTGTTTCCGTGCGTAGACCAAGCCGATCCGCTGTTCTGTGTGTTGAGAATAGTGGTCGTGATGGTCGCGCCGTTGGTTTGCGAAGACGCCGAGAATCCAAACATGCCGGTGATGGGGCGATAACCCGCTGGATTGCTCGCGTTCTCAACCGCGAATTGCGTGTCCACGTAGTTCACGGAAGCTGACGTGAAGGGGCAGTTCTCCGCCGTCGCTGTGGTCTGAATCATGTACTGAAAGTAGTGGGAAAAGGATTGCGTAACCGCCGTCAAAGTTCCCGACGGTGTGAATCCTGTGCCCGCTGTCGTTGTAGCTGCTGACGATCTGTCGAGCGCGCAGATGATAACTTCGCTTGCATTCGCCGGAGCTACTGCCGTGCCTGCTGTTGGGTTAGCGGCGCTGGTCGCTTGAGAAATCGTCGCCAGCCCATCCACTACGTCGCTGGTAGGAGTTCCTTTCCACGCCTGGCAAGCCAAACCTTCGCTGGCCCCGCCGTTGGTCGCGTTCATATTCGGAGTAATCGATCCGCTGGCGGAATTAGCAAATGACGCCGAAATAACCCAGTTATTTGCGTTGGCCCCGTTGATGTTTCCATAGACCGTATCGTAGACGCCATTGATCGGATCGGTGATGTATGCGTCTTCTGTTGAGAAGGTCGTTACGAAGCCCTCACAGGTGATCGTGTCTCCCGCTGTAACCGTCATAGCGGCAGAACAGGAGACCGTTTGGGTCGTGCCGTGCCCCGTGCATGAGGCGTCGAGCGTGATGGGCGTTACGGAGACGGAGAAAATCTTTCGATGCGGCCCGTTGATCTGAGCTGAGAGCGGCAGCGCGATGAGAAGAAAAAGAAGGAGTCTCTTCATCAATAAGTCCCCGTGACCACAAACGTGGTCTGTTTCGCGGTGCCATCGGCTACGAACGTGAACTTGATGTAGTCCCCACTGGTTAGCGCGACGTTGGCGCTTTGCGTGCCAGCCGCGAAAGCTGTTGTGCAAGTGACTGCGCCGGTCAGCAGAGCGCCGAGCGTATTTCCCGCCGCATTCATCGTCGATGTAGTCCCACCATCGATGTAGCACTTCAGGCCGGTCAGCGTCACCGTCACGCCGGTTGTGTTGTAGCAGAACGATTGCAGGTAGGTCCCGGCTGGAACCGCATTCAATCCGTCTCCCAGACCCGTCTCACAGGACCATTTGCTGTACTGCGCTGCGAGTTGAGTTGCGGTGACAGAGTTGTTGTTAAGGTTTGCGCCGGGGATTCCAGTGATGTTCGTGCCTGTGCCACTGGACGGAGTGCCGAGCGCTCCACCGTTGACCACAAACGCTCCCGCACTTCCTGTGTTGACGCCAAGAGCCGTCAAAACTCCTGTGCCCGTCGTGTTCGTTTGCGAGGCTTGGAAACCCGCCCCGGTCATAATCGCGCCGCTGGTCAGAGAGGCCGCGCTGGTTACGCACGTCGCGCAGGCGATGGTTCCTGTGGTCGTGATTGTGCCGCCTGTGATGGGTCCTGTTGTGGCAATCGAAGTAACAGTACCAGACCCCGAACCTTGGCACCCTGTATTGGTTGCCGCGTTTGCGGCGGTGCAAATGTGAGAATACGCGCCGCCATTTTCGCTTACTTCTGCAAGTCCTGAAGTGCCAGAATCCGCGCCATAAACTACATTCGCCGCAATTCCAGATACTTGAGTTCCAGATGGAATGGTTATTCCATGGGTGGTACCCGCAATTGTTACTGGCCCTGGTAATCCTACTGCTCCAGTACTCGGATTGATAGTGAGTCCAGAAATAGTCGAAGGAGCCTGTGACCCAGAAGTGCTGGATGCAGCAAGAATGGAAAAAGATGAGTTGGTTGTGCTTGCAGCCGTCGTTACGGTAGCAGCGTTGCCGGTCGTGTTCTGGTTTAGCGTTGGCACATCTGCGGACTGAATCGCGCCATCGACATAATCAGTTCCATTGTTCCTGAGGTAATGTCCAGCCGTGACCGCACCGCTGATGTCGAAACCGGTTGAGGCGATCCACTTGGCTGAGGTCTGGTTTGCAGTCCACGTATTTGCGTGTGTGAGATTGAGCGAAGCAACCACCGCTCCCGTGGTAGGAGAAATTGTCAGTGTGCTATCGGAATTGCTTACAGAGGATACGGCGCCCCCGCCAGCAGCGCACGACCCATCCCCCCTCAGAAATGTCGAAGAAGAGCAAGTCCCGGTCCAGAGAGCAATGATGTCGGAAGACGCCGCAATCGAGGGTACCCCTGTCGTTGTGGTGATCTTCAAAACTCCAGTTGCCAAGCCGGATAAAATCGTCCCGTTTAGACCCTTGACGGTCGTAGCGCCTCCGGTCGAGGTACTTGTGGCATCGCCAGTCAGGGCGTTGAAAGTACCCGAGCCGCCGCCAAAACACGATGCGTCCGCAGGCACCCATTGTGCAGCCGAAGAGTTGTAGCAATAAAGCGCAATCGGTGTGGGAGTGAAGGAAACTGCTCCACTGCTGCTGCTGGTGGCCGCAGCAGCCCACGACGAACCGGTATAGGTGAAAGCCCCGCCAGCAAACGAAGGTGTGAACTGCGCCTGCGCCGCAACAGGAAACAACAATAGCCAGAGAAACTTTTTCATCTCACACCTTCCTAATTTGGCGTGCATACAATGCTCACCGTTCCCCCACTGGCCGTTGTTGCCACATGAGTGATCGTTACCGAATTCGTGCCCACGGCAGAGACGTATCCGACTACCGTAGAAGCCGCCGCTGTCGCGTTCGTTGGAGAGAACGCGCAATGCGAAGAGGCTGTAGCTCCAGTCACCGTGAAGGCGTCTGAGGTTCCTGTTGTGTAGGTACCGCTGCCAGAGACGGCAATTTGGCTGGTGGTAACGTTGGCTCCGAATGACGGGCCGTCTACCCACTGCAGAGAAGCGTTGCATGTTGAAAAAGCTCTTTGGCCCGCAACCGGATTGGTCAACCATTCCGTAAGGCTTTCAGCAGGGCAAGAAGTTCCGGCAGTTGGAAGACTGGAGACTCGTTTTGCGTCGAAACCGTAATCCCAAGTCTGGACTTGCAGCCAGTTGACCGTAGCCGAAGCCGCTGCGGGACAGCCTGAAGTTGTCAGACAAACCGGGGCCGGAGTAACGATAATTCCGGGGCCAGTCAAGCCCGAACACCCGGAATAAGCCGAGTTCATCGCTACGCAAGTGACTTGTACAGTCGAGGTTCCTGTGCCCCCAGAACCGGAGCTTGGAATGGCAAGCCAGTCGCCGATATGGACGCTCCCTGTCGGACCAGCCGGAATAAAAGCGGGAGTAAAATTAGTGATATTGGCGTTTGATCCATTGAGGACAAGAGTCCCTGTGGCAGTCACTTGTTCTGCCGATCCAAGAGACCCTCTTCCATCAGCAGGGCTGATTACAACCGTAATCGGACCCCCGGAAGTTGTGAAGTCAGTTTGCTTGTTGACTAACCAATCTCCGGCCTGCCGAAGAACTGTGTTGGCGGAACGCGAGGCTTTGGGGATTACATCGAGCAGCCAATCTTCAAGACCGATCCCCTGAAATGCTTTGGGGCTCGCTCCAAAGGACCATAACGCTCCTTGTGCTTCAGAATCCGAACCGTATTCCTGTTGAGTCGTTCTGTTTTTGTAGAGCGCACTCATATCGATAACGTAGTTGCGGCCAAGAAACACTACCCCCACGTTTCCCGAATTTGTGCTGACAATCGGATGCGGATCGGTGAGATTGCCCGCCACATTGTAATTCTTGATGTTGATGATCGGCTGAATTGTAGCGGGGCTGACTTGATCGTTATTGAAAAAGAACCTGCCTTGATCGTTGTTTCCTGAAATGACTGTGGGAAGATTTTCCTCGATGCGCGCGGTGTCCACTTCAAACAATTGTCCCGGCCCGCAGGAATCGCAGAACAACTCACCCGCGCCATAATTGTTGGGCCGGATCGGGCTTCCGCTGCAAGACCCGACATAACCCTGCGTACAGAGGTACGTAGACACTGCTGTAGAAACATTGTTGTCCATCGTGTAATCGCGGAGCACAATAGGAAAGCCATCGGCAGTACTCGTGGACCAGAATTTCAGAAAGTACCCACCAAGAGCGTCTGTCCTGAAGTGAGTAAAGTATCCATTCAGAATCTCACCAGGCGTGATCTGACTTCCCATCGTGATGCCGTCGCCATAGAAGTTCTGAATCTGGAAATTATCCAGAATCGCGCGCTCGTCTATGATCTCCTGATTGGTAGTCGTCAGGTTCATAAAGTTCTGCGCCATGGTCGTAATGGTCGAACCGGGATTCACTCCCTCAAAGTGCATGTTCTCGAAACCGCCCGCAGACAGTCCCGGCCACTGCACCAGATAAGTGTTCGTTCCACCAGCACCGTTGTAGAAAATATGGCTCGATCCAGGGAACGCTCCACGCCAGAAGACCTGAGAATTGTAGGTATTTGGGATTACCTCTTCATGCATCCGGTAATTGCCAGTAGGCCATATGGACGGAAGACAGCTTTGCACGCTGCTGAAGGTCGAACATGACCCGGGCAAGACTCCGTTCGAGTAAAGAGCGGATGCGTCAGCTACGCCGGCATTGTCCGCGCCATAATCTCTGACATTTGCTGCTCCAGTGCGCGTGGACTGCCCGTTCCGCTGGTTATCGACCATAGGATTGGCCTGGACTGGAGACCCGACTCCAGCGTTCGTGCAGTTATAGGGAATTGTGTCCGTACCTGAATAATTTTGCTCGATCAGGACCGACCCGCCGAAAGTGCATGCTTCGGTGTATGCAGTCAGGATTCCATTGTTTCCTGTATTCAGGATCGATGCTGACCATACCGTGTTGAGGTTGGGTGCCGTCAGCGAGTGGCGCGACGGAGTTATCGTGATGCTGGAGTCAGCCTGAAGCGACGAGGCTGACGAATTGGCGAACTGCACCGCAAAGGCCGGGGGAGCGGGCGTTACCTGCGTCCAACGGATTTGCTGTGCTGCGCACGGCAAACAAAATAGAAAAATGAGAAGCTTTGTCATCAATAAAACCCCTGTACGTACACAACGTCTGCTGGAGTGCTCCCAGAAGAGGGTTGCGGAGCGTTGGCGTATGTGATAGTCAAAGTTCCAGAAACCCAGGAGACTGTGTAGCCCACCCCTACAACAAGAGGGAAATTCAGCCACACGATGACCTGAACCGGATTCTGCGGAACGGCAAACGTGAACACGGTGTTGCTGCCGTTGATCGGGCCTGACGGCGTTCCAGAAAATGCCGTCAGGCCCGCTGAACCGCCGCCGGAATTGCTCGGGGCCTGATCTTTCAGAACGACTGGATTCTCCCCGAATAGCGGATGCCAGATGACCACCGTATAAAGAGTAGTGTCGTCCATATAGGCATCACTATGCCCGAACCCGTCCGTCAAAACAGGTTGAATTATGGGCGTATCGCCGGTGAGGTCTGTATACACCGTCGCCAGGGGAGAAGGCGGATTTACATTGGTGGTCGCTGGTTGCATGCACCAATAGACCTGCGCTCCAGACAAAGCTCTCCCCAGAGCATCCGACACCCACCGATCATCTCTAGCAATCGCCATGGTTATCCGATCTTTGCAATGATGCTGGGACTGGTTCCCCCCGTGACGCTCGACACGTTGATCCGGTACACATATCCTCGCTGCAGAGTCACTTGGTTCAGCGGTCCGGCTGTCTGGACCCCGCCCGCAACAGTGGCAATCCCCGTCCCGTCTACGTTCGTGTATTCGGCGTCAATGTCTCTGATAGCTGCCTGCAAATGGACCGTCGCTGTCGTTGGAAGGCTTGGAAAAGTCACTGAGACCGGCACGGTAAACTGGCTGTCTCCCTGCGGAGCTTGAATCGCCACCGGTTGGGAAGAGCTGTTGACAAGCGCCTCAGAGGTCTCGCCAGGTTCGGTAAGGAAAGCTCCCGCATCAGCCGTTGCGCTCTGATTCGATCCCGTGAGGGCATAAGAGATCGTTCCCGCTCCGGTAGACCCAGTGATGTTTACCGCCGTGATGATGGCGCGCTTCACATTGAAAAGGCCGGTCTGCTGAGAGGTCGCCCAGATCGTAATCAGGTCTCCAACAAGAGGCAGAGGCCCGGTCGTAATCGTGACCGTGACCGTCGCAACGTTGGTCGCTATGGCGGTCTGCGTGACGTAGCCTTTGGTGTTGCCCTGAAGCATGTTGAGACCGCCGAACATATAGGCAGGTACGCCCTTCTGTAGCAGTTGCGGTCTCAGTGACGGTGAATTGTAGGCTGGCATCTTAGCTCCTTATTGACCCATGACTGCGTGTGTTGCGTGTCCAAAAATCCCGGTTCTGCGAAGTGCTTCTTCCCCAACTGCGGCCCCGCCCAGCAAAAGACCTCCCCTCAATTTCGAGGCCCTTGCATATTCCCGGAGTGCGTCGGTATAACGATCTCCCTGCCCGATGGACGATGCTGCATCGGTCAAATCTGAATTGAGTGCGCTTCTCACATTTCCCGCTTGCCGCAGCATTGTGGGTTTCAGTCCACGGCCCATCAAGGTCTGCAAAGGCTTTTGCCGCGTCAGATCGCTGACGTTACTGTAGAAATCCCGCCCTTCGGGAAAGAGAAATTGATCCTGCACGCCCTTGGTTGCGGGACTCATCATATCTGTCATGCGGTTGGAAAGTTTGGTCATCGGCTTGGCCGCTTTGCCTCCTGCCGCGGTCAATTCTTCCCATCGTTGAAGTGCTGGCATCGTATTTCTCGGCACTACCGGAACGTCTTTCGCGGCGTTGGCAATATCTCCAAGAATTGCTCCTGCGCGCGAACGGCTGGGGATCATGGTGTCGAGTGCTTCCGCTTCCGGTCCGGCCATAACCATTGCGGGAATTTGCGCAGCCTGAAGGGTTCCGCCAAACATATCCTTGGTTCCGGTCAAAGGATGGCCTTGTCCTGCCTCAGCAAAGCCTTTCACCATGCGAAGAGGTCCAAGCACAGGGCTTCCCATTTGATCTGCGGTTTCAGGCGAGACGCCCGATTCAAGACCCGCGAAACCCTTGTCTCCACGGCCCTGCATAAGACCTAAACCGCGTCCGAGAATCGTTCTTGACCCTCCACCCCTTAGATCGTTTTCGGCGTCTTCAAACCAGTTTGGCTGGCGCGCGCTCATAGTCCCGGGAGAGCTGGTGGTTTCCGCGGGAGGCGCAGTGCTCCACCCCGGCGGTAGCGTGGACCAGCCATTCGGCAATGAAGCAGGAGGACTCATTTTTTCACCGCCTCATAATTGGAAGGGTCCGACCGCGATCCTGTTCCCTTATATCTGTGCGCCACGCCCTTATCGTCATAAACCGTGTCCGCAGGATTACCGCCCCCCTGCGTCTGGTCAGGACGCCCCTGCTGCTCCATCGACTGCAACCATGGGATCATGGTTTGAATCGTTGCCTTCAAGTTCTCCGGGGTCTGCTTTGGCGCGTTGATGGCGTTGTCGAACTCTTCACGCAGATTTTCCGGTAACCTCCCTTGCGCATGAGCCAAAGCTACCGCACTCGACATCATCAGCAAATCCGAGCGCAGAGCAGCAAAGTCTGGATTATCCATGCCGGTTTTTCCCTGCATGAAATCATTCCATCGCCCCATGACTGGACCGAGTTGTGTCGCGTTCGCATCGATCCTTTGCAATACTTCTGGGGCCATCTCGACCACAACCTGGGCGCGCCCTGCTGCCGTGCGCTGCTGAGAGGTTGGGGTGTTAACCGTGTTTACCCCTGCGGCGGTTTGCGATCCAGGCGCTACGGTAGAACCCGGACGCACATCCTGTGCCGTATATCCCCCTTGCTGATTTGGCGAAAATACCAATGCTTGCGGAGCTCTCTGGGTGTCCGTCGTATAAGCTCTTTCCGCGTCGGCAACCGTTGAACCTTTGTGGGTATTCATGTACTCGTCGATGTACTGCTGTTCCGGGGAATCAGGTCTGGGCTGCTTCAATTGCTGCACGCCCTCAATCCCTCCCAACCGCATCGCGCCGGTTTTTTCGTCGTATTCAATTGGCTGTCCGTTCGGGCCAAGCATTCCCGGAATAGCCTTCCAGGAAGGCGCGGTGCGCGCTTGCGTTTCAGAATCTAGATTTCTACCCTGCGCGCTTTGCAATCCCTCTTCGCTCTCGGTCCTTCCCGGCATCTCTGCGGTTTCTTCTTGCGTCTTGCCAGCGGTGGCTTGGGCATTGCCAGCTTGGGCGTTTTCCAGACCCTCCTTGGATTGTTCCCCCATCAAGTCCTGAAGGCTTTTCTGCAACCCCATCTCTTCCCAGTTGCGTCTGTTTTCTCCCCCGGTCGCTACATTCAAACCGTGGAGTATCTTGCCAAAAACTCCGGGATGATTCGTCGGCGAACCGTAAGGGTTTTCGTCCTTTTGGTAATCTTTAGCAAGTTTGCCGCTCAAATGCTCCTCAGCGCCCTCCAACGGCGCAAAAGGCGTCGTCTGAGATGCCGTTCCTCTCACTTTAGGCGTGGGGCCGGGCAATGTCGGCTGATCTCCGCCAAGCGCAGAAGGATCGAAGCCCAGCATCGGAGGAGGAGTCAACGGCGGCAGACTATCTTGAATCTTCGCAAATGGAGAGACGACCATTACTGTTTAGCAAACCCCCCAAAGCCCGGGATTCCAAATCCCCCAGCTAACTTTGCGGCTTGTCCAGCAAGCCCCATGGCATTACTCAACCCAGACATCCACGGTGCCGGAGCAGCATCGGCGGCAAGTTCTGTCTTAATATCCCCCGATTCCTGCCCCATGGCATCCAGCATCCCGCTGGTATCGCTCTTGTACATCCCCCCGAGACCGGAAGCGCCTTCCTGCGTCTGCTCTTGCTTCAACCCGGCATTGCGGCCTGCGATGCCTTCACTGGCATCCGCTGCGGCTGCTGTGCGGTTTCTTGAAGCTGCATCCAAAGCCGCCTGATAAGAACCGGTGTTATGAGAAGCTGCGGCTCTCTGCATGGCCTGTCCCGTAAGACCTGACGTAGCTCCTCCAGCTCCACCCTCCGCAGCAGCGGTCATGGCAGACAAATCCTGTTGGCCGTAGCCTTGAGGGTGGAGCATTTCTTCTGTCAGAAATGGAGTAAGGGATGACCCGATGCCTTGGGCTTCGTTGCCCAGCATCCCGGCAGTGTTGAAAGCCTGATTGTATGTCCGTCCGGCTTGACCGGCGGCTGGGTTAGAAAAAAGTCCCACTGAGCCTCCGTCGCATGGCGTCCGCGACTACGGACTGTCTCAGCAGGGCTCAAAGCGCCGCTTGCCTTGGGGTTACGTTACAAACATACACCAAACAGAATTAACTCGAAAGCCTAATCGGGTGCCGGCCGAATCCCTGCCCTCCTTGACTTCCATTTCCAGAAGCAGTACCAGAGCCGGTCGAGGGAAGTAAATCCAACTCCGTCGAACCAGCTAAAGTCACCGCCGCGCCGTTATTGAACACTGTTCTGGCGGAAGGCTTTGACCCGGCATATTGACTGTAAGAGCGAAAGTAATAGCTGATCTGGTTACCTGAACCGTCTTTTGTCGGAAGGGAAAAAGGTGGCGGGGTTCGGCTTGTCCCATGGTGATAAACAATGGGCTGGCGAAAACTCGGGTCGTTGGGGCTGATTTCGGTGAAGTAGTTTATGCCCCTGTTTATCCTGGCGTTGTCCGTAACCGAAACATGGACGATCTCCCCCGCTGCAGCCACGGAGAGCCCTGACGGGGCTTGTGGGGCCGCTACGGTGCCCGTAGGAGAGACGGCAGCGTTCTGCGCGGTCCTCTCGATGGATTTGGCAATGTACTGCCGCAAATACTGTCCGAGCTTGGGATTCTCATTCTCGATTTGCGAAAGAAGATCGTTGCCGGGAAGACTCATGCGCCCGTCCTCCCCCTGAACTGATTCCAAACTTCCTTTTCTCCGAAGGGCACCAGGTTAGCCAGAGAAAATCCCCCCAGACCGTCATTCTGACGAAATTCCAGAAAGGTTCTCGTAGCTGCAAAGTTCAAAGCAGTCTCAGCATCGTCATTGAATGGTTGTCCGGGTGTAAACCCTCCGGGCAGCGTCCATGAATTCACTGGAGGGGTTCCTGGCCCTGGCAGCCTGTTGGCGTAAAGATTCAACTGGATGTTTCCAGCCGACTCAAGACTTGCCGTCATGTATCCCCATCTCACGCGGTTTTTCCCAAGTTGCGGCATTTGGGTGCGCTTTCCCAACTCAGGCAGTCCGGCGGTCGTGTAGAGAGAATCAATAGCCAGCCCGTCATCCGTCGTTGCCTCGGGATCGAGGTAGTAAATCTTCGAGGTTCCCCTTCCGTTGCAGATGTAGAACTCAAAGTCTTCTGCCGTTTGAACGAAGTTGGCATACGGCGAAGGAATTTGCCAGATCGACCATTTCCTTCGCATGTCAATCGCGTTCAACGTTCCAAACATGGTCGTGTGCATCTGGGGGTATTGTTTTAATTCTTCTCCAGAATCCAGACCCTTGAAGTCGCACATCAAAATGACGTTTGGACTGGTAGGGTCTGCATTGACCGGCGCATTGGGCAGCCAGAAGTTTGGCGTAGACATGGGGACACCGACATAAATTCGCCTCTCATCTAAATCCACTTTGACCCAGATAGACTGAGCAGATTTCCAGTTGACGGCGTCCCACACCTGATAGATTTCCTGCGTGATCTTTCCCGGCTGGCCTCCGACAAAAAGGTATAATCCGTTGCGCGAAGCTCCCAGAAACCATTGCTCTCCCAGATCGAAAGCTAACGGCCCTATCGCTCCCCCTGAACGTTGCGCGACTTCCGGCTCATCCCATTGTGCCGGTTCCAGATCAGAACCCTTCTGAAGAGAATAAAGACTTGACCCCGGAGTTTTTCCAGCCCAAGCCTTCAGTCCGTAAAACGTATCGTAGAGCACCATCGCCCCATTGACTGGCTGTTGATTCTCAGAAGCAAACCCCACCGTCCCCGTAACAGCATCTACCTGCTCGGGAAGTCCAGCGTAAGAACCGAAGACCGTAGTCGTGAGAATTGGAATTTCGGTTGGCACCACGTCGAATCGGTCAAGCAAAATATCTGCGTTGACGCCCAAGTTCGATGCGTACACCTGAAGGACTGCGCTCGAAGGCACCGTTGTCAATTGGTTGACCAGCAGGGTTCCTTCATAAATTTGCAGGTTTGTTGTCATGCTCGCCAGAGGCAAGGTATAGGAACCGAGTACCACTCCGGCACTCACCAGCGCAATCGCGAGATCTCCCGATTGAATGCCGGAAGGGTTCGAGACCGTAACGCGCACAGAGTACGTCGTGTTGGGTTCAATGACCGGCTCAAGTTCCCAATCCTGATATGCCGTCTGCTGAATCAGTCCGGCCTGCGTCAAAGTGCTTCCAGAAGTGTTTTTGATGTAGTACGAGTTTCCAAATTTTGGACTCGGAATGACTGATCCATAAATGTCAGGCGTAGACCATCCAGGCGGTTTTCCAGAGGAAGGTCCGCCGTCAAAACTCAGGTTCACGAAATTCTGTACTTTGTTGACGCACAGCCCAAACCACTGCCTTCCGCCATAAGCAATCGTCCATCCCGGATCGCCGATTTCGATGTTTTGGAAGAGATTGTAACCATATCGATCGATGGCTTCTGCTTCGTCGAGAATCTGCCCGGTAAAGAACAGATTGACGCTGGTGGTCATGTTGTCATTGATAACCGTGGACGTAGCGGTATAGAGCTGATTGGCTGAATAGAAATTAACCGGAGTCGGCAAAACAAAGAAGTTTCCGCCCGGGACTCCATTTTGCCCCGCTTCGGTGATTGAAATGTACCTTCCTACAACATCTTCAGGCCCGAGAAGAACTCCAGACACCTGCAAGCCTGTCGTATTTTCCGGCACCGTGAACGTCACTGGCGGAGCGGGAAAGCTCCACAATCCATTTCGCGTGATGAATCCGCAGGTTCCCTGATACGTTCCTGGATCAATGAAAAGCCCCGAAGAGTTATAAACCAAATCCCCGCCAGTGCCGGTTCCGTAGATTGGATCGGTGACAGTTCCCACAAGACCCGGACCGGGATCGATGAGAAATACAGTGCCCGCGGTAGTCGCTAGTCCGTCCTCAGCCTCAAAGCCAAAATCTGGAACAGGAACAAAGATGGTAAACGATCCAGTGGACCCTCCAGTGGCTGTTTGAATCACCGCATTGGTAACATTCAACGCCCCCCCGGCATTGAGGGTGTTTGTGATCGTAACCAACTCTCCCACTGCTGGAGGCGGGGAGGCGTTGGTAGATGAATAATTAAGTGTCGCAATGCCGGAGGCGACTTGAGAACCCGTGATCGCCATCTGCGATACGTTGGGAGCCTGTACAATCCTCCACGCCGCGTTCCACGGAGTCAAGGAATTTCCCGTGATGGTGATCTGATTTCCCGGAAGAGCATTAGGAACCGGGGTTGAAGTCGTGACGGTCGCCACCGTCTGCTGGTAGTTTCCCGGCGTCCCCTGACGGTTAAACCCGAAACCCACTTCGCCTATCGAATAGGTGAAGTAGTACCAATTCTGTCCAGATTCATTGACTGGCTGTCCTTGCCCAACCGAAGTCACCTGCCACACGCCATTTCCATCGGTGAAGAGCAGGTTTGTCAGGTAGACGTATACCGGGTAAAGACCTTGCGTAAACGCATTGGTCAGGGTCGTATCTTCAGTCTGCGAATAGTAGATCGTAACCACATTGCCCGGGGTCGTGGTTCCCGGTCCGGTACTCCAAAGCTGTTCGATAAATTGCGTAGAAGAAATTGGATATTGCGTGATGTTCACTATCGGATATTGCGTCGATGACGCTTGGAGGGGAGTGAATGTCGGAGCTTGTCCCGGGCCTACCTGCGTGATCCTGTCTATCCACTTTGGCGTGTATTGAAGGGGCATGTCGATGCCCTGATACCCATTGCCAAAGGTAAGGAATTGAACGCCCGAACCCTGAGAACTCGTGATTAGAGAGTTATCGGCAATGCCGGTTCTGACAAGGGCTAAAGTTCCGGGATCGGTCGCGACATTTTCTACCCAGAAATTTCCCTGAGCGTCAATCGAGAGATTTTTAACATTTCCCGCCTGATCGGTGAACGTGGTCACATACTGGAAATTAGCCGTGCCGGTATTCAGACCTAAAGTCATGGCGCAACTGTTGACAAATGCCGTTCCAGCAATGAATCTGCTCGTCACGCTGATGCGCACGCCGAAGTTGGTCGCATTCGCCTGCGAAGAAGTGACAAACGCATTCCATCCATTCGTCAGACTCCCCAAAGTGATAGCGGCACCGCTCATCGGCATGGAAACTGAAACAAAGTCTCCAACAGGACTGCCGTTGACCAAAATCTGCGCTTCGATGGTTGCGGGGACGTTGGCATATCCAAACAAGGTCAGAAGAATTCCGGTAATTGAAGAAGTTCCGGGAAGATTGAAGTCGAACTCTGTTACATCCAGAAAATTCAGTGGTTGAACAACTGGATTTCCTCCCGGACCCGGAAGCAGCCTTGATTGCGTAGAAACAGAAGCAAAAGACGATCCCACAGCAAAAATGGAAGTCGGGTTAGACCACAGGTTCGTTGCTATGGGATCATTGACCGCAGACGCGGGGATGTTTGGCCCCAGACTTTCATTCACAACGTCATAGACGCTAGTAAGACCGTCTCGGGTCTTGCCTGAGCCTACAAGGTAATCCCAGTCATAATTTCTGGGCGAGGCTCCTTCCGGCAATGTCTCGGGCCTCGCCAGCGTGACGAGACCCCCAATCGACGTTACCGGTACAGGAACTTGACCGGGAGCTGTTCCGTGCATTAGAACGCTCCGGCAGAGAACTCGGCAAGAAAGCCAACCGCGTCAGCCGGCAACGCGCCGGCCGCCACTTCGCCGGCGGTCGATGCCCAGTTGAAAACCCGCATCTGCAGTCCGATGTTGGTCTGGACAAATCCCTGCAAGTAGGCAAACGTGGACGCATTCTTGGTAAAGAACTGGAGCGCAGTCGGGTTGGCCTGCGGACCGATCCCCGCGATGGGCCTCGGCAGACCAAATTGGTCCACAAACCCCTTGCGCACGATGACACCGCCGGTCACGTAAGTGGGTTGCACCGTCATGGTGGCCAAAACTACCGTCTGCCCCACATTCGGTGCCGTGATCGAAGCCGTCACGGTGGTGGCGGTCGCGGTCGAGGTTGTGTAGGAGCCATTCAGGAACGAATAGACGCCCGTGAGGCCCTGCACAATCACAGTCTGGCCGCCACCGCCCGTCAGCGCATTCACCACGTTGAACGTGACGACGCTGGACGTGATGGAAAAGCCGGTGATGATGAGCAACCCGCCCCCACCCGCGTTAACGGTCGTGGTGACGGTCGCACCCGTGCCAACAGAAGGGAAGATGGCCGTCGCCACATCAGCGGTCGTGGCCGTTGCGCCAGTGCTCGGATTCACCACCGTCACGGTCGCAATCGCGCCCGTGGATACAGTCGCCACCTTGAAGATCGCGCCCGGAGCCTTGGCCAGCGTGAACAGGTCGCCAACCACCCATCCCGAGCCGCCCGCCACCACGGTGCCGGTGTTGACGCTCGCGGGCATAATGACTGGGATTGCGTTTCCTCTAACCCGCATGGTGCGGTTCGTGCGGTCGATCCCGGCAAGAGTGTAATCAGAAACCTGAAGCAGAAACTGCGCTTGATTTGCCATGTTGGATGCTCCTCCTCAGAGCATGTTGAAGGTTATTCAGGCTCCTCGCCCTACAGCCAAGAGAAAGAGATTGCAAAGTCTGCAACAGCCTCATCGCCAAATCCCGACCTTTGACTTTCCGCGCTCTGCCGCTCGCGGATCGATTCCAGTCTTAATTTCCCCATGAATTCCTTGTCGTCCGCCGCAGCATCGGCTTTCATCTCAGGCGCAAATCTTGTTGCATATCTTTTGCGCATCTTGGCTTCAATGGCGTTGGCGCTGTCAAGGATCGGTACGTAAGCCGTCGAGAAATCGATATTCGTTCCCAGAAACGGCGGAAAAGTGATGCGGCAGCGGATACGAATGTCCACTTGCTGCGTGGCACCGCCCATCCACATAACTCCTTGTCTCATTTCGTAGCCGTCCATCACAAGACCTTGCAGTTTGCCCGGTAAACCGGCAGGAAAACGCGTCAGAGGTGAAAAGTCATCATTAGTGTTTGACTGTCTTTGGCTGGCCGCAAGAATTCTCGACATGCCGATAGGCAAAGTCCATTGCGGGTACCATTGAACTCCGTCGAAATAGCCGGAATAGGCTAGAGCTACTTGCGTTGCCGGATTAGGCACTCCCGGGCCATAATTTGAGTTGACCGGGGGAAGTGCTTCAACAATCCAGTTGTCAAGCACTAATTCCGGGTCGCCGACAGTCCTCAATTCCGCAAACACATCCCTACAGGCAGCGTTAAGATACGTCAGTAAATTGGGGTTTGAGTTGGGCATGATGACGCCCGCCTGATTGCCCGTTCCGGTCCCAAATCCGGTTGTGTTGTTGCCGGTGTCATTGATAGACGCGCGGAAGAGATCGCAGATTTCCTGCAAGTTCGGGTACCGGATGTTTCCACCGACAGCAGCTTGCATCTAACTCTCCAACTTCAGCGCGGGGCAACAGGCGGCAAGACCAAGGGAGACAATCTCAGCAGACGGCCCACCACCCCGGCTGAAGACTACGGCGCGGTCATCAAGTCTTCCATTCGCGCCCGGTCAATGGCTCCAGCCTTGAATGCCCTATCGGGGTCAAGGACGCACAAAATACCCGTACTGCTCTTGTGAAATGCCACGCTGGATGGAATATCGTCTCCGCAGTTCGGGCATTTTGCCAGCACTTGGCTCTTCTGGTGCCAATCTGCCGTCAAGCGCAAAGCATCCATCGCGTCGTGAACGTCTTCATGCTGATGGAGGAAATCAGACAGAGCCCGTGAAGACTTTGCCGCGGCGCGGAATGCTTCGTCTGTGAGTCTTTTGAATCGCCGGTCGCGGAACGATTCCGCTTTCCGAATATCGCTCTCCTCCGGGGGATTTTTCCAGCTCGGGAACAAGCCTTGCGCGATGTAGTTGTTTCCAACTGAAACACTTGCGCCCTCAGCTCCAATGAACGGGTCACGAGACGTGCTTTCGGGGTTTAACAGCCCCACTGCGCACATCCAGCCATCATGGTAGTCAATTCTCCGGCCGCCGCGCTCAAGGTCCAGGCACGCCTGCGCTACCGGGTCAGCAACAGTTGCCGCAAGAACGAATCTTTCTCCATTCGCACATCCTCGTAGCGTCAATCCGGGGAAAAGATCAGAGGAAATGGAAAATTCTCGCTTGGCTACCGAGAAAATGTAGATTGTGCGCTCCACATGGTAGCGAGTGTTTCCAAGTTGCGGGTTGAACTCCTCCGGGTTGCCGCGCCGCATCTCTCCAGCACTTTCACCCTTCTCGAACACTGTCTTAGGCATCATTGTCTCCTTAACTTGCCGTTACCATTCCCCGCCCATACCGCGCGGCGATAGCCATTGCCTGATCCATGCCCTTTTCGATGAACTGGGCACGGTTTGCCACGAGTTGACTGCTGCGCTTGACCCGCGAATCCGCCCAGGCATCCTTGATGACGCTGTCGCGGTTCCTATCCTGATGACGTTTGCGCTCCATGACCGCCTCCATCTTCTGAATCGGAGAAAGCCTCTTCCACGCCATCAGCATCGGCAACATGAGATCGAGAATCAACCCGCAAGGCTCCATACGATAGGTCACAAATCTTTGATTCTGAACTCTGCGCATCTCAGGTCTCTTTTTGATCGGATTCCATACAACCTGAGACTTTTCCTGCTGCTCCAGTTGACGATGCATGAGTTGTTTCAATAGGCGGTAATGCCCATACTTCGGAAATGCCCCGCAATCAAGCAATCCTGTTTCTGGTTGACGGTAATCTAACTCCCAATTGTCGATGTCGCCAAAGGTTTCAGAAGACTCCCAAAGCATCAAAGCCCAGCAAGGCTCTCCCGGCATGACGCGAGCGTTTTTGTAGCCCACAAACCCGTCGTTGAACTTCCCGCCGATGATCCTTCTAACCGTCTCGGACCAGACAAGCTGAAAGATCGGCTCTCCATATCGGTTTGTGCCGCCAATGCGTTCCAGTTCGTCGTTAAACCACGCTGGGGCCTCGCGGATCACTGCATGACCTCAGTTTCAAGTCTTTCCGAGATACGCAATCCGCGCCCCAACAGGTCGCCAACGCGAATCTCAAGATACTCCGGCAATCCAAACTTGTTTTTGTCGCTCGGCAAGAGCCAGATCTGCCCAGCATAGGCATTGTCGGAGTCGAAGTAGACCTCATCTCCAACCTGTACCGGCATCTCGATAAACACGCCGGCCATGGCAACGCCATCCCCTACCGCCCGCACGATACCCCGATCAGAACGGTATTTTACGCGGGCATCGTCAAGGGGAATGTCGATCCCAGAGTCGGACTGCTCGAAAAACTTGTCAACCGGCGTCACTTCAACAATCACGCGGTCGAGGAATGGCTTACGAGAGAATTGCATGTTCTGTCTCCATGGCCGCTTCCGCCCGCGCAATAAGTGCGGCGTCTGGGGCTTTGTGGGCGCTAAGTTTCTTCATCGCCTTGTTTATCTCTTCGATGAACATCTCAATATCCACGCGCATGGAATCTTTCATCGGTAGTAGGCTAGTGATTTCGAGAGAGATGAAGCTCTTATCGGAGGTTCTTTCTATGCCGACAAGATTGGTACGAAAGTAATCCGATAACTCCTCTGGCGCGGTTGTGATTTTCCCATCGTTGCCCCATTCCTTGAATGCGAATCCTTCGGGAAGTGAGGTGTTCTCTACAAAGGCCACCAAATCAATTACCATGTTTTGTCTCCTAAGTTGTGGGGCGGCTATTCACCGCCCCGTGTTGGTTAGCTGGAAGCAGGAATCGGCAGGCCCTGAATGCTGAATTGCCGTTTCGAGTTCGAGCAGATCCACTGCTCACCCGTTTCGTATGCAAACATCTGCGAATCGAAATAGGTGGTTGTGCCTGTGCCGTCGTTCGTGGGCACCGCGGCAATGGGATTGCCGGGAGTCCATTCGTGCAGGCGGGTCGGAAATAGCTGCCCCATGTACCAGTCTTCGGGAACGAAGAGGTCCATGCGCGTAGCGTCGGCAGTTGAGGAGTAGACAATTTCGCGTCCGCCCCAGGTAGGCTGCATGTTGCGCCGGGCGAGATCGGGCACTTCCTTATTGCCGCCCTCATCGAGACGCGTAAAGCCAGGGTTGTAGAACTCGTCAGCCAATGCAACGCCCTGCTGGAAGTTTGTGTACCAGAAGGATTTTTCGTTGGCGTCATAGTCGTCGCCCAAAGCTCTCATGCGGATTGATTCAACCCGCTGCGCCGTGGAGTTGACGATTGAACCCGAGCCGTTGAAGTTGATGATCGGCGTCTGGAAACGTCCGGGGTAGCTCGACACGGTAACGCCTGCGCGCGTACCGGTGTTCGAGTTGTTGATCCAGTACTTCTGCCCGAAGATCGACGACCCTGCAACTCCGGTGCCTCCCTGAATGACCAGAAGATCGGTGTTAGTCGTGCTGGTCGGAAGGGCAGTCGAGAAGTAGAGAATCTGGTTCACCGGGTCAACGTAGCTGATAAGAGCCACGCTGATTCCGCCAGTCCTTTGCGTCCCGCCGGCAGAGAAGACCAGAATGCCCTGCTGATCGGTAAACCTCGCAGCATTCGCCATGTTGGTAATGCTGGAGGTCTGGGCGCCCGAGCCGGTGTTGTTGGAAACAACGGCAGTAGCCGAGATCACGTCAATGGTGCCGGTGCCGTCCGAGTTCATCAAGCCTTCGCGTCCGTTTTCAAACGCCAGAAGAGACTTGTCCATCTCTTCGCGCGAGAACTTGACGAGGCCCTTTTCCTTGTCGGAGGTCGCTTCGATGGAGAGGTTGGAAATTTCGCAGACGTTGATAAGCCGGATCGGAGAGGCCGCAAAGGAAACGAATTGCGAACCCGATCCCCGAGGCCACGAGGCTACAGTTCCGGCGGTGTCAGCCGCGAACTGCTGAATCCCCGCTCCACCCTGCACGCGGGTGGGCACCCAAAAAGGAGCGCGAGCCGTACCGCCGCGAGCGGTCTGGTTGGAGCACTGGATTTTCTTGCCATCGCGCTCAAGACGCGTCTGGAGCTTGTTGAAATGTTCCTGAAGGTCTGCAATCTTCTCGACAAACGATTCGAGTTCGATTGCCTGCACTGCGAGTTCCGTAGAAAGCTGCGCCATAAATCACCCAAACGTGAGCTACGCACCCCATAGGGCCGCGCGTGTGTCTCGCTTGGGATTCGGCAGGCTTGCTGAATTTGTATACCGGGGCAGCCCGGTCAACGGAATCCCTGTTTGCTGTACATCATACCACTTGTGTCAAGGCCGGAACTGAACGGTCTCGCCACTCTTCAAAATCCACTTGTTCTGGTAAATCCAATCAGTAGGGGTTTTTTGAAAGTTGATCGCATCTCTTGAAGGCTTCACAGAGACGACTTTTACGCCCGGAGAGACAGGGGCCTTGACTACGTTACCACCTGTTTTCGGGGCAAGCCTGTTTCCACCCTTATCCAGCACTTGTCCATAATCGCGCCGAATCAGGTTCTCCAGAACAGACTTGGCATGTTTATTGAACTCGCTCTTGAACGTCGATACAACGGACGCTGCATCCGGGCTCCGCTGCGAATTGAACCGCTTCATCTGACCCGTATAAGCAGGGTTCTTGCCTGCCAATCCAGAGACGCTGGTAATCAACTCCTGAGCCAATGCGGTTTTCTTGGCCTCCGAAAGTCGGATACCGGCTTTCGCCAGCTTCTCTGCCCACGGTCTTAATTCCTTGCTGAAGGTCTCTTCGGCGTGCTGATTTGTCTTAGGATAGACGCTTTGCTTCCAGAACTCCGGGTTCCCCGATTTCGCCTCTTCTACTGTTCCACGTGAAACAGTCTCTTTTCCGCCGAGTTGTTTAACCCTGTCGTCCTGGGTTTGAAACCACTGCGCCATTTGCTTGGCGTGTTCTGAAATACTCCCCACATGCTCAAGCGTCCACTGCGGAAGTTGTTCTTTGGTCAGCCACGACGGTGGTTTCTGATTCAAAGCCGCCAGCATACTGTTCAAAGAAGAGTAGAGGGCGCTCGACTTCAGACCGTCCATGAAATGCGGCAGCAACAGGGCGGAATAGGCGTCGGGGTTTGACTCGGCCAAGTGGTCTATGAGGCCGGGAGCCATTTTGAGAACACCGTCAAGCTGATCCTCGCTCAAAGACTTCATATCGCCCTGAGCGATCGCATCCAAAACGGTTTGCGACTCCGCTAGAGCTTCCTGAATCGACTGCACGGCATCGATGCCGGTCTTGTCCCCGTGAGCTACACCGTTTAAGGCGTCGTATCGGGCACGAATCCCGTCAATGCCCTTGGGATCGATCTTGCCGAGAGCCTGAAGGCGGGAGTAATCATCCTTGACCCGGCGCGCAAACTTGCCAGCGTCTCCGTCCTCACGCAGACTCTTGATGTAATCGGAATATGCTTTGTCTTCGGCTTTGCGGGTTGTATCGGTTGAGTGACTTGATTCAACTTCTGAAGATTCCGAGCTTTCTACCGGAATCTCTACATCGAGTACGCCTGTGTCTCCGTCCATGTTGTCTCCTAACTCAAAGGCTTGCCCACAACCGACACTTTGCGTTTCGTCGGTACCCCTTGCGGGTTAAGTCCTTCTGTCTCCTCTGTTACCTCGTGCTCTTGTTCCTGAACCTGCAACGCCATAGGCGGCATGGCAATCTTCAGTCTCTCGAACGCGATGGCCTGCGCCGCGGGAGGAAGTTTGGTAATGTCGGCGGTAAAAGATCCTCTCACGTCCATTGGAGGGGGAGGGCTCAACTTCTCAGCGACGGCTGCGTGTTGCTGCCAGAACAGATGCAGATTCATCAAACCGGCCTGATCTTGTTCGTTGCCTGACATCGCCGCGCGCCCCTTGGCCGACTTCATCGCCGCCAAAGCAATCTGAGCGTAAATCTGGTGGTCCTGAGAAGCATCTTGCGGTACAGGAACCGAAGAGATATTCGGCATAGTCTGTTGCAGTTGCTGGAGCGCCTGCTCGAGCTGCGCGACTTGCTGCTGCGCCTGTTGGACGATCTGCTGACGCTGCATCGGATCTTGTCCTGCTGCCATTTCCGCCTGCTGATCGATCTGCTGAATCTGCTGTTCAAGTTGCGCAATCTGCGGATTCGGTACAGGCGACTCCATGAGCGCCTTTTGCGTAGCATCCACAGCGCCAAGAAGATCATCCCAGCCTGGAATTTGAAGACCAGATAAAGAAGGCATCTTGCGCAGTAATTCGAGGTTGCGCGGGTCGGACAGAATCGCGCCATAAAGAGGAACAGTGCCCATCGCCTGCAACATCGCGCCGATTTCAGCCTGTTGCTCTGCTATCGTCGGCGGAATCTCAGTTGAGGTCGGCCACACCAGCACATCGCCGCGCAGTTTCTTGACGTTCACGCGCAGTCGTTCACCTGGCAGACCCACAGTGAAATCGGATTTGCGATTATCCGCGGCGGATTTGATAGCCTGCGCGCAAAAACATGCGGTCGCTTCCGACATATCACACCACGGCAATGAAAACACCTGAAGAGCCTGATCCCGATTCAAACGAGCTTCGCCGAACGTGCCCTTCTCTGTGGTATCCGCTTCGATCCCGAACACGGCGGGAGAGCCGCCATCCATCGCCTCTGGAGCGCCGTTAATAAACCACTGAATTGATTCCATTAAGCTGTTATTTGGCTGGGGAACCCTTTCAATCGCCGTAACCTGATCCATTGTCATGTTGTGCTGCGCAAGCCACTCAAGATCGACAGGAATGCCCTTGGCCGGATCGTTGGCCTGCTGGTTTACAGCTTCGGCATCAATTGCGGGTTCACCCCAGAACCTTTTCGCTACAGCCGCGCGCTCGTAACGATCCTGCAGAGAAATCTTGGCGTTCAACACTTTTTGCAGCGGCAGGTAGTTCGTGCCAATAGACTCCCGATTCTGCCCGTCTCCCGGGGTAGCATGGCAACCCGCTACATGATCGTCAAAAGAACCCTCTCGGACGAGGGCAATCTCTCCTCCAGCCGTCCACACCTCAAGACCGGATGGAAACTCATCATAGAAGGTCTGACGTTTGCCTTCATCCGCAATGGCCTCATACTGATACGGACGGAAGAAAAACACGGATTCTGTGGTGTCTGAGGCATAAGCCTCCCCCGAAGTGCTGGAAGCCTGAACCGCGAGACGCACATTGGCGCGCGCCATCCGGTCAAGCTGCCCCATAGCATCTTTGTTAGCGCCGCCCGAAATGCGATCCCGCACCCATGGATACCTGGCCCTGAGCTGGTCCCGGTTTCTTTCGCGGGATAGCCTAATCCATCCGCATTCGTCGAACGTATCGGCCATCATGGGAACTTTCCGTTCCAACTTACCAAAGACTTCGACCTCTTCCCTTCTGGCTGGTTGAGGGTCGCCAGTGTCGTCAATTTCCATTCCATACCGGGAATCTGCGATGGTGTAAGTCAAGAAGACAGCCGCACCATCGGTATAGAGGAACGAAGCGCACTCCGACATGCGGCGCTTTAGTTTGGCCTGCTCCCTAAAAGCCTTGAGATACGGAACGGCTTCCTGCGATGCCTGCTGGTCCATCGTGTCATCGTCATCTTCCGGGACCGGCTGAACCGGAGGAACATCTCTTGACAACAACGCTGTGATCTTCTTGTGCCGCGCTCCGAACACGTTGCAAGAAAACAGCTTCATGGAATTCTGTGTCTGGAGAATGGAGGCTCCCGTTGTACCAGAGCTGCCCCCGAACATTCCCCAGCCCTTCCATCCCACATTGAGGAAGTGATAATTTCTTCTGAATAGCCTTTGCTCCCATGCCTGCAACACCTCCCAGATGCGCGCCGCGGCGTCCGATCTCTCGACACCGGCAATCAGTTCATCGACGCAGCCTTTGTACTCGCCCAACTCATCTGGGCCGTAACAATCCTTCGGCGAGCAACGCCATGGAGCTTTGGCGCCGGGGATGTACTCGTATTGCGAGAAGTCGATGGGGGTAAAAGTGGAAGAGCCTTCGGAGTCCCCTTCGGACTCTACTAAGCCTTCGCGGTCTGCGCCTGTCAGGTCCATTAGCTTCCGTGGTGCATGTGAGAAAGGCCCAGGCCGCTCACAGCCTTGCGCCGCAGCGTCGGGTTGCTGCTGTGGCTCGCTTGCTTCATACGAGCTTGGCCGATCTTTTGGCCTTCAGGAATGTGCAGCATACGATGAAGACTGCCCTCTTTGATCGAGAACGATTTCTTGCCGAGATTGACTGTCTTTTCCATGCTGGATAATCTCCCTAAGTCGCGGCGCTAACCCCGCAGGAATAAAGCCACCCCGCACCATCTGTTTCGCTGCCGATCTCACCTGATTGCGCGTAGAGCCATGCCGCATCGATGACTCAGTAGCCAGATAGCCCTCAATCAACCTTTGCAGGTTCGCTTGCGCCTTCTTGCGCTTGGCCTTGTCCAGCGTCATGTTTCTCATCCTTGACAGGTTCCAGCGCCTCAATCCGCTTCTCCAGCTCGCGCACAACCTGCTGGAGATTCAATGCGCCTTTTTCGGGATAGCTCACATCGCACCGCCTTGTTCTTCCCCACCACCGCACATCCCGCCAGGGCAATCGCCATGATCTTCAGGGCCGCTCATCTGGCCCTCATGCGAAATGTGGTGCGCAGTGTGCGAGCCGTCGCCGTGATGCTGAATGTGCGAGTGACCATGGCCGGTGGCGGCGTGCATCTTCTGCAGATGCTCCTGAATCTGGCCTTCGCTGTCCAGATTGCCTTCCGATTCGTGCGGCATACCCTTGGACTCGCCATTCGCATCGGGCTCTTTGCCTCCGCCCGATCCTCCGAGATAGCCTTTGCCGAACTTCATTCCGTAACTTGCGGTTGCCATCAGTTCTCCTTGTAATTGTCAGGATTGGCCGCGAAATCGGCCTGAAGCTGCTCCCAGTCAACGATTCGGATCTTATTGCCCTCTCGAATATTGCGCTGATACTTCAGGGCGCCAATCTCGGCCTCGAGTGTGTCGAGTTGCCGATTGAGAGCCGCCAACAGTACGCCAATGTTATCGACCAAATCCGCAACGTCACCCCAGCCGATCAGCGCCCGCAGCCATTTGCGAATCATGCGCATATCGTAGCACAGGCTGTCAATCCCAATACGATTTAGGCTGCTTCGCCTTCATCCGCCTCTCTGTCTCGGCCAGTTTAGCGAAATGCAACGCCATCGGGTCGGTAATCGCGGCCTGCTCCTTAACAACCTTCTCCTCTCGCGTCTCAGCCATCGGATTCGCTCCGAAAGTCATTGCCAGCATGTCTCCGCAATCCGGTGAATCGACGCCGCGATCCCGCATATCCTCCTTGCGCTCAAGCTGAATCACGCTCTTGGGGTTATCTGTGTCGAAGCGTGGACCCGTCAGGTCGCGCTCCAGCTCCGGGTCGTCATCGATCGATCCGTATTCCAGCCATGCCTTGGTAAGGCCCCATATCTCGGCCCTGCGGTTGAAGTACATGAACGGATCGCAAGCCTTATACCCCCCGTGGAACTCCTGGACGCTAAACCAAGGATGATCCGCGAACCACCTGGCTAAAGCTGTTTCGGGCCACTCTCTGCGCGGTTGATTAGGTTTGGGCAGCAGCATGCGCAAGTGATCTGCCACAGCGCCCCCGATGCCATCACCGTCAATAACGATGCAGCGGGGGTTTTCTTCCATAATCCTCAGCGCAATCCTGCCTGACTGGTCGGGAATCGACAAACCACGCCATTTGTCCAGAATGTGTGCTACTTGTCCTTGCCGCGTTCCCACAACCGTCTGATTGAAGCCAGAACGGGCAATGTCGGCAGACATGATCTTGTAGCCGGACGGAACACATTGACGCTTACGCGCTGCGGATACTAAGTCCTGCGGAATGAACTGTAAACCGCCAGCACGCGGGAACTCGCCCCTGACACGGACGCGCACAAAGTCTGAATCCTCGCCGAAGTCATCGATCCAGCGCGCAATTTGCTCTTTGTTTGTGCCAGGGACTGTCCTTGAATCGATGTGCCGAGTCACCCAGCGATGACTCTGCGCACCGAAGCAGGTTGCAAACGGTGTGTCGTTCTGTGTTGGGTTGCCGAAGACGAGAAAGATGATCTCGGTATCCTCGTCGGTAAGGGCACCTTCCGCCACTTCCCAAACAGGCTTAGGAATTGCCGAGCCTTCGTCGAAGACCAGAAGAATCCGCTTGCGCTTATTGTGAAGTCCCTGAAACGCTTCGGTGTTGTTCTCGGACCAGGTTTCCCTATCGAGACGCCAAGTATCTTCGTGGCCCTTTTCCCGCGATGTAATCCGTGTCGCTGAGGTTTTCCACCAATCCCGATTGATAGACAGGCCAAACCATTTCAACACTTCAGGCCAGGTCTTCGTGGTGAGCTGATCTTCCGTATTGGCCGTTACAAGAGCGCGGCAATCATCGCACGTGCTCATGGCCCAGTCGGAAATAATCGCAATCAGCGCGGTTTTGCCGATTCCATGACCAGAAGCGACAGCAATCTTTAACGGCTGGTGGCAAAACGGAGAGTTGAGGTGCTTGCCGATGACAGAGAGAATGTCCTCTTGCCATTCCTTAATCGATTCGTTCTCAAGTTGCCCCGGTTCTCCCCACGGGTAGGCATAACGCGCAAAACCCAATGGATCACGCACATACTGCGCAATATCTTCTACCAGCTCACTTTGCGCGTTTGCGGGCATTTGCGATTCGATTTGCCAGGACCAAAGGCGCCTCTGGGTCGCCGGCGATGATCTGGCGATCCGCAAGAGCTTTATTCAGTTGGCCGGCGCGCTTGAAATATGCCTGAACAATCAGCTTACTGCGCTCCACATTGTCAGAAATGGTGATTTCTTCGCCCTTTGGCGTGACTTTGCTCACTTGTCCCATGCGAGCGGTGCGAGATTCAACTAGAGCTTTATCAACGAGATGTTCGGCTTGAACTTCCCTCGCGCGTGCGGATTTCTGTCTAAATTCCTCATTAACTTCGCGCCACCGATACCAGGTTCTTTGCGAGATTGGATTGCCAATGGAATCAAGCACTTCCTCTAGGGAAGAATCAGAATTAGCCAGACTCTCGCATATTCTGTCGGCGAGCACAGGATCAAATGGCTTGAGAGGGCCTGCTGGCATTCACGCAGCCTTTTTCAGTTGCCCGTGAAGGATCAGAACGGCCTTTGACAGCAAGCCGTTGGGCAGCCGGACAGAGGTCACGGTCTGCACGCGGACAGGCGTTTTGGTGATGGCGGGCGTCATGACAAGCAACTGCATAGATGCCATGAGTATACAACGGGATGTCAAGTCCCTCGCTGTCGCAACCAACTGCTCGGAATTCTAGCATATTGAAAAAAGGTAAATTTTACCTTCGCACAACCGGCCCAAAGACTTCCCAACCTAATACGCCAACCAGAATCCACAGAACAAGATAAGCTCCTGCCCGCTTGAACCATACTTGCCCCGGCTCGTAGTTCGACCACAGGCCAAAGATGATGGCGATTACGTAAATCACCCAAAACAAGACTCCGAGCGGCATGGAAGACCCTCCAGGTGATTAGATGCAGGTTTGAGGGATTTCCACATTTATTTGCATTATGCGCTTGACATGGTTTATGCATTATGCGATAGTTCACTACATCAGAGGCAGCGCGGCCCGGCTTTGAGGTCTGACGCGAAAGCAGATTCCAGGAGAGAATTTTGGGCGCACTTAAATCAAGTACGTGCAGCAAGGGCCATCGCATGACGGGTGCTAATGTCGGTATTCGTCCCGGCGGAAAGCAGGCGGGGCAGAGATATTGCCTCAAGTGTGCCCGCGAACGATCACGTCAACGATATTCCAAGGTGAAAGCATGAAGCCCACAACCCTTATCGCCATTCTGCTGATGCTGTTGGTTTTATGCGGCTGCTCGGCAAGAAAACCGATTCATATTCAGCACTGGCCGTTACCGCATGGGAGCGCGAAATGGTAATCCTCTGGCTGTTCCTGTTTATCACTTTGGTTATAACGTTTTTGGCCGTCGATCACGTCCGCAAAGTCAATACCGAAAGGTTGATTCTGCGGATGAGAAGGTACAAGGTGTGGCTATGACCGATGGGATCA